GGAGTAATTAACCAATGTGCGACACTCAAAAACCAATCTATTGATGAGTTTTTAGGGCAGAGTAAAGCAATCCTTTACCTGCCTTTTTTTATTCCCACCAAAACATAACATCAAAATTCCAAACATAATTAAATATAGTTCTTGACAAACAGGTCAAACATCTGTATAATATACTTATATTTAAAAAAGGAGAGATTAAAATTATGATGTGGCAAGAATTATCAAATTGGGAAGACAATCATCACGCAATAGTGTATGGCGTAATGAGTTCAGAAGATGTAAGAGAGTCGCTCTCATACTGGAACGCCTTCGAAAAAGAATGTGACGAGTTCATATGCGACATCGACGATGTAAGTGAAACATTTGTTATGGCAAGTATGAAGTATGCTTACAATACAATCGAAGACCCAACATACGAGTATATGCTAGAGGTTATCTACGACCACTTAGTAGACACACTAAAAGAACGCATCAAAGATGCAGTAGACCAACAAAGACCTGTAAAGGGCAATCTCTGGAACGCAGAGACAAAGGAGTTTGAGAAAGTTAGTGACTTTCTGAAGCAGAGACAAACAGAATTAGACTTAAAAGGAGGTGCGTAATGCCGACAAAATTTAAACCAAGTGAAAAAGTATTCAAACGAGGAGTAAAGGCTTCAAAGTTGAAAGACAAGCATTTCTACATCAAAGATGTGGCAAAAGAAGAACTGTTCAAAGTGATTAATGAAACTAGAACTAAACCAAAACAAAGACAGAAGTGTCTAAACGAACTAGCAAGACGCAAAGTTGAGGTAGTGTGGGTTACACCAGAGGTGCAATCATGAGATGGGGAAGTAAAGATACACACAAATCACACAAGAAGAAAACTTCACAAGGCGATTCGCACAACAGAGTCAGTCTGAATATGAACAAGAACAAGAAGCGTTCATTCAAAAAGTACAAGGGGCAAGGCAGATGAGAGTAGTATTTCTAGAGCAGTCACAGTACAAAACCTACCAACGCAAAGTAGTAAAACTTAAGCAAAGGGGAATTAACTTAGATATAACAGTAGCAAATCCAAACAAAAGAATGGTGAAGCTGACTGTGAATACCGAGCATGATTGGGAGGAATTAGACAGATTATGTTAGGTTTCGAAGTATATTTTGCAATTGCAGTGCTACTATTTATAGTGGCACTCAACTTGCCGAGGTGGAAATAATGGGTAAAGTAATACAGTTTCCCACAGTCACCGAAGCAAAGAAACTTCGTGATGCACTAGTAGAGTGTGAACACGAAATAAAGTTGTGCCTAAATGACTTGGCAGAACTAAACGATATGGTAGTAGATTTAACTTGTGAGTATGAAATCATGCTCAACAGGTTATGTGAATTAAATGGCATCAGATTGCCAGAGGAGTTAAAGTTAGAAGATGACTAAAAAATCAAAGATATTAGAGCAGAACATACGAGATATGAAGTATCGTATGGAACTGATTAGAACAGTAGTGCCAGTATTAGTATTAATTCTACAGGTTTTTATACTTGGGAGAATACTATGATTAAAGGCAGTATGATGTATGACCAGCATGGTCGTAAGCGTAAAGTAAAGAAACTATACGCAAGTAAGAAAGCGAAACCAAATTTCGCAAAGCAAGAAACAAAAACATTTAAGAGTGCTAGTTCAATACCTAGTATGCCGATTGGAGAATATAAGACACCAACGGATAACTCTTACAAACAAGAAGTATCAAAGCAATATACGGTATCAATTGCTTATAACAAAGGTGCATATCAAGTGATACCAAAGAAGGAGATTAAAGACATTGGCAAGTAAATACAATAGACACTATGCGATTGGTATGTTCGCAAACGGAAGTGTCATAAAAGAAATAAAGTACCCAGCAGATACTAAACAAGCATGGCAAGGTGAGTGTCCAGCAAGAAACACAGTACATATGTGGATTAAGTTGGAAAACGGAAACTTTCTGAGAGATGATGAGTTAGTGCTAGATAGAAAGAAGTGGGAAGGCATCCAACAAGCAGAGAAGTTCATCTCTGAAATCAGTGGAGGTGTGGCGTGAGTAAGATAAATGATTATGCGAGGTTCGTAGACCAGTGCACGTCCGAAACAAGTAAAGATACGACTAAAATGTGCGACAGACTAGACAAACTAATGGGAAACCACACTATGCAAAATGGAGTGATGATTGACTGTGAAATAGACATGGCAAGACTAATGACTGCATTGATAGGAATGATGGCAGAGTCTGGAGAGTTCGCTGAAGTAGTGAAGAAGAAAGTATTCCAAAACGATACACAGTTCACAAGTGATGAGATATTTCACATGAAAAGAGAGTTAGGAGATGTGTTGTGGTATTGGGTACAGGGATGTAAAGCCCTTGGCTTTACCCCCGAAGAAGTAATGGACGAGAACATTAACAAACTAGAGAAGCGTTATCCTAATGGCTTTGAAGTAATACGCTCAGAAGTTAGAGCAGAAGGAGACATATAATGGCAAATCATGTATATTTTAACATTACTGAGCATGAAGCTGAAGTAATGGACAAATTAGTAAAAACTGAGGAAAGAACCGTAACCAGAAATTGGTCAGGAGAACCTACAGAGCCCTATAAAGTGACAGAAATCGTAGAAATAGAAGAACAACCTTTTATGCCTAACGATTATTCTGAAGATAAATCATGGGATTGGTATTGCAATAATGTAGGAGCCAAGTGGTGTCATCTAGAAGACTTAGACAGTTGCTCAGTATCAGGTTATAGTGCTTGGAGTCCACCAACTCCAATGTTTGAGCATATATCAGTAGCAATAAGTAAGGAATGTGGTCATAGTGTCAATACTAGAATGACATATGAAGATGAGTTCAGAAACTTTGTAGGCGTTGCTACCTGTGAAACAGAAATGCACGATGGAGAGTGGATAGCATGTATGGATTATGTAGAAATTGAAGGTGAAGACATAAATATTCGCTTCAAAGAGGAATATCCTGACATAGATATTGAAGTAGAAGACTTTGACTGGTATGGAGAGTACGAAACCGAAGATGGTTTTGTATATCCTAACGAAAGATGTGATGATTATGTGTACGATTTCTTTGATAGGGGAGAGTGGTAATGAGTCAGTACTGGGAAAGAGTGGAAAGACAACGCTTATTGATTAGAGCAGAACAATGGTCAAGAAGTGTTAAGTGTATTCATGGGCATAGTAGTAGTTCTATGTGGTATGATAAAGATGGAACCAATACTAGAAAAGTAGTAGATGTTGAGTACAATAACGGAACTATATGTAGAACTGATTGTGATACTAACGAAACCAAGTGGTTTGGAGAAAGACTAGTAGGAGAGGAGTTGATAGATGCATACACAAGACTCAACTAAAGAAAGACAGTTCTGGGATTGGGAAAACAAGTACGGAACTGAAGAAGCTATTGAAGTAGCAGCAGAGGAGTGGGGAATATCCACTTATAGAGTAAAACAAAAGGTTAAAGAGTGGGAGGACTCATGGCATTAAATTATACAGAAGAACAAGTAGAGATGATGACTAATCAATACAGGTTAAACCCCAGTAGAGATACAGTTGAAAGACTAGCAGATGAACTAGATAAGAGTGTGAAATCTATTATAGGTAAGTTATCAAGAGAAGGTGTGTACAAGAAAACAGAGTACGTCACAAAAACTGGAGAGAAACCAGTAACCAAGTCCCAGCTGGTGCTTAGCATTGCTGAGGAGTTAAACGAGGACTATGAAAGTCTTTCTGGGTTAGAGAAATCCCCTAAGGAAGCATTGAAAGTCCTACTTTATTCAATAGAAGAAATCAAACTAGGAGAAATATGAGAGTAGCAAAACTAACAAAAGATAGACGAAACGATAAGCTGATTAGCAAGAATGGTCTGTACGCGGAAGCACTTGGTCTTATCGAGACCCCAACGGGGTTCCAAATGAGATTGAAGTTCGCTAACGGACATCGTGAGACAGTAGAGACTCAAAGAATCAGAATCCTTCAAGATACTAGTGTAGTGAGAAGTCCTAACGCATAGCTAGAAGTAGAACAATCATTGTAAATTATGCCCAACTTAGATTGGGCTTTTTTACGCCTTTAAAAAATTTTGGTTGGTGGAAGTTTCGTAGTATTAAGACGAATTTGTAGAAAGTTATTGTATTGTTGTGAGTTATTAGAGTCAGAGTAGACTCTTTAGGATGTTTTAGATTATGCTTGGTTATCTTGTATGATTTGGTTTATACAATCAATGGATAGTTTTTCTTCCTAGTTAGGGACTCCATATATCCGCTTACGCTCCTATATGTCGATTCCCAGATTAGAAGCAACATCCATAATCGGTAGTTTGTATTGGCTTATAATCTAAATTATGTATTTATTATATCACAACTTTTATCATAAATCAAGAAGTGTTTTTCTGAGGGGTATGATTTTGTGTTTTGGTATGGGTTCATCTGATAAGAAAATATATTAGTATTGTAGATGGTAGTAGTGTTTCTATGGGTTTGATTACCTTCTTCTACTTCCTCGATTCTTCTTTTTTGGTGGAACTCTAAACTTTTTTCGAGATTCTTGAAGTTCTATCTCTTTTTGTAAGTCTCTGGCTCGTTTTCTTGTCGTGCTTTTGTTGTGTTCATATTTGATGGCAGATGGTTTTGAGTAGTGTTGTCTAGCACGACATTCTTCCTTGATACCTGCGTTATCACACTTACGCCTGAATATGCGAAGTGCCTTTTCTACAGGCATTTTAGAGCAATCAATACTTGGCATCAGCTCTCCTATATTTAGTTCTATCACGATGCACTTTTGTCGATGCATGTGGAGGAGTTTCTTTTCTTACTCGAATATCACTCTTAGCATTGAAAGTCCAACCTCTTTTTCTTAGATAGTATATCTGTGAGGCGATATTTGACGGATTGCGTCCCAGTTTGGATGCAATGTCTTCCGTTGACATATCATTATAGTGTCGTTTCAAAAATTGTTTTTCTTCATCTGTCCATTTCATAAGTATATTATAGACGAAATTTCTATTCGTGTCAAGAACTATTTTTGACTGGGTTATAGATTATTCTTGACATAAGGTGCGAAAATTGATATAATATTGACATGATAGAAAATATAGATATAAATTACATTATTATTTTAATTTGTGGCATGGGAATGTCATACACCATTGGAAAGCAATTTGGAATAGAGTCTACGATTGATTTTCTGGAGACAGAAGGTATAATCGAGTTTGACAACGAAAAATAGTTCTTGACATAAAGGTTAAATTTTGATATAATTATTTTGTAAGTGGAATAATCTGCTTACTTTTTGGCGTCTTGACCGAGAGGCAAGGCAAAGTAATACTGAAAAGATTATTTGGAGGAAAATATTATGAGTATTGATTTAACTAAATTTTGGCTTGGATTAGATAACAACTTTATGCCGACTTATACGGAGAGTAGTTATCCTAGATATAACTTAATTGAAAGTGGCAGTGGATTTCGAATAGATATCGCTGTGCCAGGTTGGAATAAAACGGAACTGGAGATAATCGCTGATGGCGAAGAACTCCATATCAAGGGCAACAAACAACACAAACTAGATGAGGGCGAACGATTCCTTCATCAAGGGCTAAGTTTAAAAAGCTTTGAGAGAAGATTTATTCTTAATCCTGATTTACAAGTAAAAGATGTGAATCTACAAGACGGATTATTAACGATACAACTAACTCGAACTCCAAACTCTAAAAGGAAAATATTGGAGATAAAATGAAAGCACTAGCTTTTAAAGTTCGAGATGGAATTAGACAAACAGATGTCGAGGCAACAGGAGAAGTACTATTACTATTAAGTATATGTGCAATTACCTTCTTAGCATTAGCACCACTTGTTTAGTAAGTTAACGAACATGGGGGAGTGTATTCTCCCCCGATTTTTAAAAAGGAAAACTATGACAATATCAGAAGAAGGCAAGAGCTTAATTAAAAAATTTGAAGGATGCGAACTTACAGCATATAAATGTGCTGCAGGAGTTCCAACAATCGGCTATGGACATATAAAAGGCGTAAGTATGGGCGATACAATAACACAAGAAGAAGCAGATGAAATGTTTAACCATGAGATGAAGGAGTACGAAACTTACGTGAACACAGCGGTAACGGTTCCACTTTCTCAGAATCAATTCGATGCAATTGTGTCTTGGGTGTTCAATCTCGGTAATGGAAATCTCAAAGCTTCAACAATGTTGAAAGTCATCAACTCTGGCGACCATGCTGGAGTACCTGCTCAAATCAAAAGGTGGAACAAAGCAGGTGGAAAAGTTTTAGATGGCTTAGTGCGAAGAAGAGAAGCAGAAGCGTTATTATATCAGGGAGCAATCTGGGAACATGTCTAAGCAAGAGTTTTTAGAGAAGTTAAATGATTGGTGGTTCTGGTTTAAGAATCTATTTCTATCTTACTACGAACTTACAGTAAGTTATAATTCAGTATATGGTGACGCAGATGATGAAACATTTATAGTCGCAAAGTTTTATAAGAAGCAAGATAAGTATCTTCAGTTCAAAACCGAAGACGGCGATATAGTAGAGATACGAGGAGCTGAAGGGCTCAATTATAAAATTAAGGAGTTATAATGAACCAACTTTATATAGGAATTATATTAGTGTTGGGTCTAGGTAGTTATTACCTGTACCAACAAAACCAAGTGCTAACAGCAAATAATATGGCACTTGAAGGAGCAGTTGCTACTCAGGAAGAAGCAATAAAGACAATGCAGAACGATTTTGCATTGCAAACACAACAACTAGGCGAACTTCAAAAGAAGTCCCAAGAAGCTCAGTTAGAGATGAATAGATACCTAGACATCTTTAAGAGACACAATTTAACAAAACTAGCATCAGCAAAGCCTGGGTTGCTAGAACCAAAGATAAACAAAGGAACTAAACATGTATTTGAGTCAATCGAAGAAATTAGTCGCACCATTGATAGCCTTGATGATGGCGTCGAGTTGCAGTCTAATCCCAACTAAACAAATAGAAGTAACAGCAAAGCCCATGGACAGGATAATAACACAACCTGTTCTACCAAGAGAAATAGATTTAAAGCTACCTTTATGGTATGTAGTTAGTGATAAAAACATTGACGAGTTTCACGAAAGATTAACAGAAGAACACGGACAAGTAGTATTTGTAGCTATGTCCATACCAGATTATGAGTTGATGTCATATAATATGCAAGAATTAAAGCGTTATATAACTGAACTCAAAGAGGTCGTAGTTTACTATGAAAAAGTGACAGACCCAGAAGCACTAAACAATGATACAAGCACTAAAAATTAGAAATAGAGAAGTAATTACTCGATTGGATTTAATGGCAAGGACTGTCTACAAACAGCCTGCAAGTTATAATCAAGCACCTAAACCTAACATAACTTTAGCAAGACTACGCACAGCTATGTCTGCAAATGATGGTAAGCACGAGTTAACAAATAATATTGATTATGTAGGTAGAGAATCACCTGATGGTGGAGCAGACTTCGGCAGATTAAGAAATATATTTAGAAATATTATTTGCAGTAAGACTGGTACTCAACAATGGTATTGGGACACATACATGGCTCAAGTACCTTATTGGGGTTGGACTGGATGGAATAACAGCAAAGGAAAAGGTAAAATGTTCCTTAGATTTATTCATAATTCAGGTCGTGGAGAAACTAGATATGTTTCAAAAGGCAGATATAAAAAGATACCAGACCAACACTCAGTATATAATGCTGACTGGACATTACTCATAGGAGAACAAGACGGAATAGATGATTGGATGGCAGATAGAAATTATAACAAAAAACCGAGGTGTGTTCTAGAGTTAGCGATACCAAGTACAAATAAAGTTGCATGGCAAGAAGCATGTGACTATGTTAATAGTGTTTAGAAAACTTCTGCAGAAGTGGAGAATCTTTCGTATCATGCAACAAGGCAATGATATATTAGAAAGTAATCCAACTATACAGAATAGATTTGAGGAACAAGAAGATTGGTGTGAGCACCTTGAAGATAGAGTGGGAGTTTTAGAGCAGTGGGCTCATCCCAAGTGCGGTATCGAAGAATTTGATGGATATGATACTTTAATAAAAAGAATTGAACAATTAGAAAATAAGTGAAACTAGAAGTTAGTGTACATAAAGAACATGACATAGTAGGACATATTCCTAATTTTTTATCTGATGAAGAAATAACTCAGCTTTATGAGATAAACAAGGATAGGAAGTGGCCTTTAGCGGCAACACGATGGAGTGGTTATAACTCCAAAATACGCAAGTGTAAAAAGAGAAGTCGGATAGAGTTTCCATTCTATGATAAATTAAAGAAAGCAGTAGACTTATATAACAATAACACATATAAGTTTCATCTCTACGACGAAAGAAAGATGCACGAAATAAACATGGTTCGATATGATGAACCTGGGATGCACTTTAGAGCTCATAGAGATTATAGACCTGGGTTGAAAGAAATCCATACAGGAATGACTACTAGAAAGATAAGTCTTAGTATTCAACTGAGCCATAGTCATGAGTATGAGGGCGGTGATTTAGAGATAGTAGAGAGTTATACTACTCCTGATGTCTTTATAGATAGTAATTTCCCACCTGAGTTTTTAAAACAAAGAGAAACATTTAGACACTCTTTTCCTACAATTAGAGAGAAAGGCTCTCTTACAATATTTACATCAATACATGAACACGAATCTAGACCACTAATATCAGGTAAACGAGATATTATAGTAGGATTCTTTAGAGGTGCAGGAGCACCATATTAAATGATTAGACAGCTTAATAATGAAGTTAAAGAAATTGCTCTTGATATACTAGATTTTCCTCTTGATATGAGAGACACAATGTTCCCTTTCTGGCATGCAGTACCATTGTATAGAAAACATTCCAACTTAGAGGACTATTCATTCACTTATCCTAAGTGGTATAACCATTCAAAACATTTTTTAGATTTACTTAAACATCCAATTGATAGTAGAAAACCTACAAAGGTTGTTGCTATGGAAGCAAATGAAAAATCAATACAAGTACCAATTAGAAGTACAGTAGTAATATTTTCTTTAAATAAAAAACATGCTTCAGTAGTAA